GTCATTACTTGTGCGTACCAGAGTACGACTCGCGTGTTACGCCCGCGAGATTTGCTAAGGTGAAGACTGTTTTGACAGTTTGTCTTCTAAACTGGGGCTTTGTGCTCACTCACCCAAATTCGGTTGAACTTTCAGGTGATAGACTGGTGGCACGTTGACAAAGAAGAATAGAGCATAATCTACTCCCACACCCGTGTAGATATCGAGGATTCGAGTCTTGGGGGTGTTTTCGTTGAGCATAGTTGTTCTAATCGTGATCCCATCATCTAGGGTATCATCTTCTGTCGAGCCCAGATTACTTTTAAGTGTGGAAATCATTCTATACTTATTGTACATGGGTACCTCAGCCGCTAGGGCAGCTTGAGTGAGTTGGTTGGTCAATGCCATTCCTTCAATACCGGATGATGTGTGATTTACGAACCAATCGTAGGAGCTATCCCACTGACCGTCCCTGATCTGATAATCAAACCGATAGTCGGTGCTCAACTGATCTCTCGATCGCAAAAGAGATAAATCGTACGTGGCAACTTCATCACCAGTGTTGACTTTGTACCGATGTGAGCCTCGCTCACCAAGGAAACACATTCTCATCCATGTTGAAGCTGTCCAATTGACGAAATTGTAACGTCGCGTGGAGCTGTCAACAGGTGTGAACCCACCATATTGATAACCAGGAAAAACTGGCTGTCTAGGAAATGTGAAATTATGTACATTGTACCCACTTGTATTTTCTGTTCGGAAACATTCTCTATAATAGTGCACCATACGCCTCATTAGAGGTCGCAACGAGAGCACCGCTTCGCCCATAGTAACTAAACCAATAGCATCGATAGCATCAGCTGGATCGGCCATGGCAGTCTCAACGGCATCAGTGCTAACCCCATCTTCTAGGGGCTTAGAACCGCTCTGGGGCTGGTAAAAATCAGAATTATGATTAGCTCTTGACGACCATTTATAGGGCGCCGTAGGGTCCGCAAAGGCAACATTAGATGCACCATTATAACGGATAAGCAAGACAGCACCATCTCCACCATCGGGTGTGGATAGCGCAGTTTCTACTAGTATTCTAAGTGTTCCATTTCGATAAACTCTATCGTATGATAGTTCTGTTCCGTTCGTGGTGAAGTAATCGAAAGCGCCAATACCATTTCGGCAGCGCTTCCAAAGCGTATCCTGTAACCAGGGCACCGTGATCTTAACGCGCCTATCAGACGCAATATCAATCACCTTGGTGAAATGCGTAGCTTCAATGACATCCGTGGAGTCTTCAGATTCCCAAACCACCTTGAGACGACCAGAGTGGTATGGAGAGGCAACAACTTCAATGTCAATCTCCACATCGCCACGCCACCACCTAAACAATTGAGCAACATGCCCAAAGGGAGTGCGCTGGATCGTATCGTAGGAAGGGTCTCCGCCATCAGTGTTCTTCACATCAGGCTCACAGCTAATATCCACAAGGAGGTCGTTTCTACCATCCGTGGTCTGCCAAGCTTTTGTAGCAATGATTGTAGGCCGAGTCACCAAAGAGGCAACAGCCAATTCATCAGTCCCATCGAGTCCAACAGTTCTCGAGTCAATCGACAACTCATTCTTCGGATCGAGTGTCAATCTAGACATGGGATCGCATATTTCTGGCGAGGCTAGGGAGTGGAAAGGCGAGTTCTTCACAGGCATCACATTGCTCAGAACAACGGGGTCGGAGTAACCGAAAGCAGACGCAATTGTGCTAGTCCACTCGGCAGCCGTTTCCGTGGCCTTCATGTAAGGTTTCAGTTTAGGAACTCTGTCCGCAACCCAACCAGCTGCGACAGCTACTGCTGAGGCAGTGGATGAGACAGGCGCAGTACCATATTCATCAAGGGTGCCAGCAATCGCTGTCACTCCAGAAACCACATCTTTTGCTGAGATTCCACTCTGTGGTAGGAACTCCGACAGTTCTTCAGCTGTTGTTGAGGGTGTTTCACCGATAAGGGCAGAAACTGTCGCCATAGTTGCACGCTGCCAGTTCTTTACTAGCACGCGCCTTTTCCGACGACGGATTGAAAAGCACTGAGGTTCCACATCTTCTGCAAGGACATCCCTGCTAGTGGCGCCGTACAACTCCACATCCTCCATCCAAGCATATATCGTAATCGACACGCTAGCTGGATTAGTCTTGTTTGAAGCACGATAATGGGGAACGATATCGACGAGGTCCAAATGACCCATCTCATCCCAGTCACGAGCATTCGTAATACGAATGGCTTGCTTCTTGTTGACAAATGGAAGTTTCATGGTAAAGCCCTGGTTGGTGTTTAAACTCATGACAGCATGAGGTCTCTGAGAGAGTGCGCTTCGACACAATGCGTCCAACGCACCAGTTGTATTAATGGGGCGTGTCCGCTCTCCTGTAAAATTGGTAAACGGATGGTAAGCAGCCAAGGCCTGCCCATACGAGAAGGGTGTGGCGTTAACCACAGCTTTTACGACAAGATTGCCGCGCAAGAACTGATAGTTATTGAGCTTCCGCCCCAAAATTGGGTTGTCAGCATACATACGCCACACTTTCATGTCCAACTCTCTCAAGTGCCCACCACTCGCCGAGCTCCAACTCAGTGTCTTGATGACAACAGGTCGAGCTAGGAAATCCCTTAGGGACGCACTTTGGTTAGTACCATCCTTGAATGTGGGATCGACAACTGGTTTGAAGGAGTGAATGTCTCCGGAGGAGCTGTCTAAGAAGGTAAGCTGTTGGTTCTG